CTTAATTAAGGAGAAACATAATGGCGTTTCAATTATCTCCAGGAGTAGTGGTAACAGAACAGGACTTAACTAATATTGTTCCTGCCGTTTCTACATCTGCTGGCGCTTTTGCTGGTACATTTGTTTGGGGACCAGTTGAAGAACCAGTTACAGTTACATCTGAAAATGTACTTGTAGAAAGATTCGGTAGACCAACAACAGGTAACAGTCAATCGTTCTTTACAGCCGCAAACTTCCTATCATACACAAACAATTTATTGGTATCACGAGTAGATTCTACATCAGTAAATGCTGTGGCTGAACAAACAGGCCGAATAGCTTCTATTACAATTACTGAAGCTGGTGATTCATATACTACTGCTCCTGCAGTAACTATTTCTGCACCAGATATTAGTGGTGGTACACAAGCTACTGCTGTAGCAGAAATTGATGAACAAACTGGTGCTGTAACATCTATTACTATTACTAATCCAGGTAGTGGTTATCTATTAGACCCTGATACAGGCGTTGCTGATAATGCACTTATTACAATTGAAGCTTCTTCAGGTACATCTGCAACAGCTACAATGACTTTAGAATTTACTGGGTTTAAAATTAAAAATACTGATGACTACATTAACTACTATGTAAATGGTGGTGGTATTATTGGTCCATGGGCAGCTAAATATCCAGGAACACTAGGTAACTCACTTAAAGTTTCTATGGCTGACTATACAACATATGGTACATGGGCATATAAAGATGAATTCGATACACAACCAGGTACTTCAGAATATGTGGCAGGTAAAGGTTCACAAGGCGACGAAATGCATATTGTTGTTGTTGACGAAGACGGCGATATTACTGGTACTCCGGGCGTTGTTATAGAAAAATTTGCTTTTGTTTCTAAAGCCGCTGATGCTAAAAAGACAGATGGATCTAATAATTACTATAAAACAGTAATTAATGCTCAATCACGTTATATTTGGTGGATGGATCATACTACACAGGTTGCAGCAACAAGTACGACAAACGCATCAACAATTACAGATACAGCAGCATTACTTGATATTGGTGCTGAAACAGAGCCAAATAAAGGCTTTAAAGACTTATCTGATGCACAAACAATATCATTAACTGGTGGTACATTAGATATTAATCCTACACAAGGTAATATTCAAACAGCTTTTGCTGCATTTGCAAATGCTGATTTATATGATATTTCATTAGTCTTAGGTGGTAGAACACCACATGAAACTGCAGACTTCATTATTAGTAATGTTGCTGAAGTAAGAAAAGACTGTGTAGCTTTCATATCACCAATCAATGCAACATCTGAAGATATTATTGTTGGTAGTGGTTCTGATGTAGCTAATGCGTTAGTAGCATTTAGAAATGAATTACCATCTTCTTCATATGCTGTTCTTGATTCTGGATATAAATATCAGTATGACAGATACAATGATACATATCGTTGGGTTCCACTTAACGGTGATGTCGCTGGTCTTGCTGCTAGAACAGATTATACAAACGATGCATGGTGGTCACCAGCTGGTTTAAATCGCGGTCAAATTAAGAACGTTGTTAAACTTGCTGTTAACCCTGGTAAAGTTGAAAGAGATACACTTTATAAAGCAGGTATCAACCCAGTTGTAACATTCCCTGGTGAAGGTACAGTTCTATTTGGTGATAAAACTCTTCTTGCTAAACCAAGTGCATTTGATAGAATTAACGTTCGTAGATTGTTCATTGTTCTTGAAAAAGCTATTGCAATTGCTGCTCGTTATCAGTTATTTGAATTTAACGATTCATTTACAAGAGCACAATTTAAGAACTTAGTTGAACCATTCTTACGCGATGTACAAGGTCGAAGAGGTATTGTTGACTTCAGAGTTAAATGTGATGATACAAACAATACTGGTGAAGTTATCGATCGTAACGAGTTTGTTGCCGATATCTTTATTAAACCTAACCGCTCAATCAACTTCATCTCACTCAACTTCATTGCTGCACGAAGTGAAGTAAGTTTTGAAGAAATTGGTGCGTAACATATAAATAATAAAGAATAATAAAGGAAATCAAAAATGGCAAATTTAAGTGATTTTAAAGCTCAGATGATTGGTGGAGGCGCTCGCGCCAACCAGTTCCGAGTGGATCTGTCCTTTCCTAACTTTGTTACTGCCGGCACTTTGGTTGGAATTAATGCGCAGTTCATGTGTAAAGCTGCGCAATTACCACAATCAACTATAGATAACACACCTGTTTTCTATAGAGGCCGTCAAGTTAACTTTGCAGGCGAAAGAACATTTGCACCATGGAC